GATGGCATTATATAACAATCCTTATCAATATAGTTTTGGTGTTCCGGGGCAGATGAATCAGTTTCAGCAACAGCCTGTCCAGATGCCAACTCAACCAGTGCAGCAACCCCAGCAGAATAACAATGGTATTCTGTGGGTGTCTGGCGAAGTCGGCGCAAAATCCTATCTGGTAGCACCCGGGACAAGCGTTTTACTGATGGACAGTGAGAGCGAAAAGTTCTACATAAAATCCACAGATGTATCCGGCATGCCGCAGCCACTGCGAACATTTGAATACCACGAGATAGGCTCTCAGATGCCGCCTAAACAGCCTGTTCAGAACATGGACAGTAAATATGTCACCAGACAGGAATATGACGATTTAAAGGGCAAATACGAAGCTATCATAAACCGATTAAATTCATTTTCTGAACCTGTTAGGACTAATACCGTACAGGAATCAGCGATCAAGGGAGGAAATGCAGATGAGTAATCCATTATTTAACGCACTTGGCGGTGGGATGCCACAGGGTAACGGACCAATGCAGATGATGCAGCAGTTTATGCAGTTTAAACAGAATTTTAAGGGAGACCCGAAAGTGGAAGTTGAGAAGATGTTACAGTCTGGGAAGATTTCCCAACAGCAACTTAATCAAGTTCAACAGATGGCAGGACAATTCCAGCACATGTTGAAAGGAATGAAATAGTACATTACAATCTGGCCAGATTGATGTAAATACACAAAAAGGAGATTATATTATGGATGGAAATTATAGCTTAGCAGATATTGCCGCTGCTACTGGAAACGGTAGAAATAATGACGGCATGTTTGGTGGAGATGGTAGCTGGTGGATTATTGTTTTATTCATTTTTGCTTTCTTCGGATGGGGAAACAACGGATGGGGCAATAACGGCAACGGCGGTGGATATACAGCCACAGCAGCTACTCAGGCAGATATTCAGAGAGGATTCGACAATTCCGCCGGAATCAACAACGGTCTCTGTGATGGATTCTATGCCATGAACAACGGTATGCTTACCGGATTTAATGGAATCAACACCAACATCATGCAGACTGGCTTCGGCATCCAGCAGGCTATTAACGCTGACACTGTAGCAAATATGCAGAATGCCAATGCACTCCAGGCACAGCTTGCAAACTGCTGCTGCGAAACCAGAGAAGCAATCCAGGGCATAAACTACAACATGGCACAGAATACCTGTGCATTGCAGAACACCATGAACAACAACACTAGAGACATTATCGACAGCCAGAACGCCGGAACAAGGGCAATCCTTGATTACCTGTGCAACGAGAAGATTTCCAACTTACAGGCTGAAAATAACGACCTCAGACGTGCTGCTTCTCAGGATCGCCAGAGCGCACTTCTCACAACTGCAATGGCTTCACAGACACAGCAGCTCATTAACGCAATTAATCCGGCACCGATTCCAGCATACCAGGTTCCTAACCCGAACACATATTACGGATGCGGATGCAACGCTGGATGCAATTGCTGATAACTTCATATCGAGAGTATCTTTCGATTGATTTCGGATGTCGGCTTATGCCGTATTACACAGAGGGGCAGGCTGAGACCTGTCCTTTTGTGATATGAAAGGAGTATTTTTATGGCAGAATTTACAAATGTAGCTGCTCAGACTGTAGCAGCAAATGGAAACGTAGTATTTTCAAGCACAGCAGTTAAAGGTTCTAACTGTATTCAGCACAGAGAGGGAAGTGGAATTATTACGCTGAGAGGACTGACTAATCAGTGCAAAGCGAGATTCTTCGTGGATTTTTCTGGCAATATCGCAATTCCAACAGGCGGCACTGTCGGAGCTATTTCTCTGGCTATTGCAATCTCTGGTGAACCGGTATTATCTTCCCAGATGATTTCCACACCGGCGGCAGTGGATCAGTACAACAATGTGTCCTCTGGTATTTATATTGACGTGCCTCGCGGATGCTGTGTTAATATCGCAGTAGAAAATACAAGCGATCAGGCTGTTTCTGTTGCGAACGCAAACATTGTCGCAACCAGAGAAGCGTAGGAGGTGTGATTATGAGAGATATTAAAGACTTATGCGCAAGAATCGAAGATGAACTGTCCAAAATTGCTGACAGTGGACTGACCACTGGAAATCTGGAAATGACATATAAGTTGATTGATATGTACAAAGATATCAAGAATACACAGTACTGGGACAAAAAAGTAGAGTATTACAACACTGTCCTTGATGAGATGCGTGGTGGATACAATGACGATTACAGCGAACGTGGAAGAAAACGTGACAGTATGGGGAGATACAGCGCAAATGACGGCAGAATGATGCCAGATTACGACAGAGGTAGTTCTTATGGCAGACGCGGTGAACATTATGTAAGAGGGCATTACAGCCGTTCTGACGGGCGAGACGCTTATGACGACTACATGACGCAGAAGCAAAGCTATCGTTCCGGCAAGTCTGAAGACTGCAAGAGGAAGATGCTTGCCGCTCTGGAAGAACATCTGGACGAACTCACAACAGAAATGAGCGATATGTCTAAAGATGCGGAATGCCGGGAGGAACGCGATCTTGTCAAAAGATACGTTGAAAAACTGAGAAGTATGCTTTGACTCTTGCAAATGTGGGGACAACTTTTTAAAAAAAATGTGATACTATAATCTTGCAAGGAATGGTGAACCTTGTAGGGCCTGCTGATTAGAAGTTTTTACTTTCTTTTTCGTTTCATGTCCTCCTTTCTTTTCTTTGTGAATATGTCCTTAATAGAAACAGATTTGAGCGGAATCTGGAGGTTGGAAAGCGGATGCAATTTCCGGCATATTCATTGGTCAGTTTGACTGACTGGTAACACTTCCTTATGAATAAAACAACATCTCAGTGGAAGTCGGATAGTGGCAGGCATAACACGATAAATACCTTGCTAACCCGGGAATCCGGGTTATGGGAAAGCGGTAACGATTGGCGGTGTTACGGCGGACTGTAAATCCGTTCCCTCGTGGTAAACATTATAGGTTCAATTCCTATCTTTCCCATTACCTTGCCAGTGGTCTAACTGGCTTAATCCTTACCTGCGGCGGCAGGTCAACAAAAACGGCCAGGAGGATATATATGCAGAAACTTATTGACACATTAAAATCATTTGGAATTGAAATCCCGGAAGATAAACAGGCAGATGTTAAGAAAGCACTCTCCGAGCATTACAAGAATGCTAAAGAAGTAGCAAAAACTCTGTCGAAAGTCGAGGGTGAACGTGATGACTGGAAAGAACGTGCTGAGACAGCAGAAGAAACCTTAAAAGGCTTTGATGGTATCGACCCGGCGAACATTCAGACAGAGCTTGCTGGATGGAAGAAGAAGGCTGAGGACGCAGAGAAAGAATTCAATGCGAAGATCTATGACCGCGATTTCTCAGACGCACTTAAAACAGCACTTGATGATGTTAAATTTTCCAGTGAGGCTGCAAAAAGGTCAGTCATGGCAGACATCAAAGAAGCTGGATTAAAGCTGAAAAATGGTAAGATACTTGGACTGAATGACCTAATCGAGCAAATGAAACAGTCTGACGCATCTGCCTTTGTAGATGAATCTCAGCAACAGGCTCAGAAGAACCAGGCAAGATTTACCACTCATGTTGGACAGCAGCAGGCACCGGGAAGCATGACAAAGAAAGATATCGAAGCAATCAAAGACCCGTCCGAGAGACAGGCTGCAATTGCTCAGAATATCCAGTTATTCCAGTGATTTTTTTTAAACCGACTATGCATCAGAGCGTAGTCGCTAACCCAATACCTTAACAATTATGGGTAGAAAGGATTTTTTATGGCAGCAAAATCTAATCTTATTATGACAAATGATATCCAGGTAACGGCACGTGAGATTGACTTTGTTACCAGATTCGAAAGAAACTGGGAACACTTACGTGAAATCCTTGGTATCATGCGCCCAATCAAAAAGACACCCGGAGCGCTTCTTAAATCAAAATATGCAGAGGGTACATTACAGAACGGAAATGTTGGTGAGGGCGAGGAAATCCCTTACAGCAAATTCGTTGTAAAAGAAAAGCCCTATGCAGAAATGACTATCGAGAAATACGCAAAGGCTGTATCTATCGAAGCAATCAAGGATCACGGTTATGAGAACGCTGTTCAAATGACCGATGATGAATTCCTTTTCCAGCTTCAGACCAATGTTACTGAAAGATTTTATGATTATCTAAAAACAGGTACCCTCACATTTACAGAAACTACTTTCCAGATGTCTCTAGCAATGGCTAAAGGACGTGTTGAGAACAAATTCAAACAGATGCACAGAAATGTGACTGGCGTTGTTGGATTTGCCAATATTCTGGACGTATATGAATATATCGGCGCAGCTGATATCACTATTCAGAATCAGTTCGGCTTCCAGTATATGAAAGATTTCCTGGGATTCAACACAATCTTCTTGTTATCTGACAGTGAAATTCCGAGAGGAACAGTAATCGCTACACCTGTTGAAAATATCGTTCTGTACTATGTTGACCCGAACGAATCTGATTTTGCAAGAGCGGGTCTTGTATATACTGTATCCGGTGAAACAAATCTGATCGGATTCCATACACAGGGCAATTACAACACAGCAGTATCCGAAGCATTCGCAATCATGGGACTTACCCTCTTTGCAGAGTACATTGATGCTATTGCCGTAGGAACTATCAACACAACTCAGACGCTTGGAACTCTGACTGTAAATTCTGCGGCAGGAAGTAAGAGTGGAGACACAAAAGTGACTATTACTCCGAAAAAAGCAAGCGCAGGAAATGTGTACAAGTACAAAGTTGCATCATCTGAGACTACTGTAGATTATGGCCAGAATGTGAAGAACTGGACTGCGTGGGATGGAGAAGCTGACATTACCGCAGCAACAGGGCAGGTAATCACAGTGGTTGAATGCGACAGCACATATAAGGCACTGAGCGCCGGACACGCGACTGTAACAGCAAAATGATGATCAAGTAGGAGGTAACTGGCATGGCTTATGCAGATTATGAATTTTACACAACTTCATATTTCGGTTCAGTTGTGCCAGAAACCGAATTTCCACGATTAGCAGAAAGAGCCAGTGGTTTTGTGGACACAATGACATTTGACAGGTTGGTGGACGGACTGCCGACAAACGAACGCTCTCAGAAGCGTATCAAAAAGGCGGTCTGTTCATTGGCTGAATTAATGTATCAGATTGAGCTTGCTGAGAAGAATGCTACCAATGCCGCTGTTAGTGGTACATCAACCACAATCGGGTCCGGTGGTAGCACGACAGGCGTTGTAACCTCTGTATCCTCTGGCAGTGAATCCATCTCCTACGCCACGCCTCAGCAGATTGGAGCGAGTGCAAAGGAATGGA